ATTTATTGAAGAGTGTAAAAACATTCTGTAAGTCATCACGCAACTTATTTCTTCTGAATAAGTTTTTAACTAGTAGATAGTCTTTAGATGAAATTGCATCAGACAAAAATGACTGATATTCTACATCTGGTAGTTCTCTGAAGTATCCCATTTTTAGTATCCTACTCCTGTTGATGTTGGATCATCATAATCAAGATCATAAATTGGTTCAAGTTCTTTAAATGTGAGGTCTAAAACCATAGAAACTGGAGTTGCGTCACTGTAAACAGCATAAGTTCCTTCACCTGTATAATTGACCGACATATCAGTCAAAGCACATTGTTTAAAACTATTTAAGAAAGGATGCTTATCACCTCCTTGTTTGTAAGTAAGTTCAAAAACATTTGGAGTTTCTAAAAATAATCCCTTTGCATCTATTTGTGCAGCCATATTTTTCTTTAAAGATTCTATTATAAAGAAAACTTGGTTTCCTTCATCCTCATTTCTTGGTGTCAATTTAAAAGAAAAATTGAATGTTCTTATATTTGCTCCATTAAATAAAAGTTCTACATTTTGATTTAAAACTTGCCCACTAGATCTTGCAATAACTTGATCTCTTGTTAATGAACCTCCAAGAGGAATGTTTGCTGCTTGTGCCAAAAGATCGGTTGCTATTAATCTACCAAAGTCTTCTCTGCCTAAAAGTATTTTTCCAATATCTTGAACTTTGTCCCTTAACTTATTTGCAATATCATTGAATGCATTAGTACTTCCACCAGTGGTTGTAACCGACTCGGAGGCCAAGTCACTATAAATGCTTGATGTTATTTTATCTAGATTTCCTTCAGTATAACTTACAGAATTTGCATCTTGAATATTGGATGGTATAGGAAGAAGTATAGTTCCTTTCGCATTTAATCTTTTTGCACTAGTTTTTAATTCTGCTGTGGTAAGTAAACCTACATTATTAAATGAACCTTGTCTTAATGGTCCATCAGAAGTCAACTTCCCAGACCCAGATAAACCTTTTACAGTATTATATTCTCTAATATCAATCTGCAAATAGTCTGTATCATCCGTTAGTGCTTCATATGGATATCTTAAAATAGAACCATACTCTTTTCTTTTATATTCTTTATTAAAGGGGTCGAGTTGTAATGGTTGTGGTGGATTGGTAGGTGGGTTACGTTTTGCAGCAGCAGCACTTGGGTTTGATTGTGTTCCTGAACGATTTGGACCACCTGTACCTACTCGTTGTCGTGTTGTTGGGTTTTGTTGTGTTCCACTTCTATCTGGTGCTGGCATCCGATTTTTTAACTATTTAGAAAAATATTCTCAATAATTTGCAGTAGCATAATCTTGATTATAAATTGGTTCAAGTTCTTTAAATCCAAGTTCTAAAACCATAGAAACTGGAGTTGAGTCATTATAAACAGCATAAGTTCCTTCACCTGTATAATTTATAGACATATCAGTCAAAAAACATTGTTTAAAACTATTTAAAAATGGATTTTTTATATTTCCACTTTTATAGGTAAGTTCAAAAATTGAAGGAGATTTTAAGAATAAATTATTGACTGATGATGATGAATTTTGTCCTGTTAATTTCGGAACCATATGTCTCTTAAATGCATTGATTATCAATTTAATTTGCTGTGCTTCATTAGTATTTCTTGGAGTTAATTTGAAAGAAAACTTAAATGATCTTATTTTTGCCCCATTAAATAAAAGTTCTACATTTTGATTTAGAATTTCACCTTTAGATCTTGCAAAAATAGCATCTCTTGTTAATGAACCTCCAAGAGGAATGTTTGCTGCTGCAGTATAAAATTGTTGAGTAAGGAGTTGTCCAAATATTTTATTATCAGTTATAAAATCAGAAGCTGTTGTTCTTGCTTGTGTAGTAAGTGCCGTCAAAAATTCAGTGGGGGTTTTTTCAGATAGGGTTTTAGAAAATCCTTCAATGCGTCCATAAACATCTGCGGTCAATCCATCTAAATTTGAATTTGAAAAATCTACAGAGTTTGAACTCTGAATATTAGATGGCATTGGAAGAAGTATTGTCCCTACTGATACCTTTTTATTATCTCTAACTTCTGGAACAAGAGGAGATGTTGATAAGTTTTTTGTTGTTATATTTTTAACATTGGGATTAAATGGGTCATTTCCTCTTCTACTACTATTATTTTCATTTCTTCCTGATGCTAAACCACCCTTACTTACAGATGAAGCAGAATTATAATTCCTAATATCAATCTGCAAATAGTCTGTTTTATCCGTTAGTGATTCATATGGATATCTTAAAATCCCCCCATTATATTTTCCAATCTTTTCTGAAGAATTTACTTGATTTGCGGGGATTGGAATTGAAGTTTGTTGTGCTTGACCTTTTCCTGACCCATCAGGTGCTCCACCAGGACCATAATAGACGTTTAAATTATCTTTATTAACAGAGGCATCTGCTTGTCTTGCATCCATTATTGAGACATCTCCTTAGACTTTTTGGTTCCATAACCTCTGATCATTCTCTGACTCATCTATTTCTCTTTTTAGTTATTTAGAACGAACTTTAGTAAAATTGAGTTCTATGACATCAGACATTTCTTCTGGATAGATTTCATAAAGTCCTCCGATAATCTGGTCATAGGTATATTGTCTTCTATCTCTCCAGTGAAAGTTGATGCCACGAAAACCCCAAGAGAAGACTTCAGTCACACCCACAAGAGGATGTTGGTCATATGCTCTTCCTGTTGTTTTGGCATCATAAAAGAAGGTATAATATTTTCCGACAGATGCACTCTTCCCACCTTCATTTAGAACACTGATGAGTTCTGTCATAATATCATCAGCATCTTCTGTTCCAATCAAATCACGAACAACACCACGCACACGATTTTCTTGATCGTCTGTTGGATTTTTTCTTTGTTTGAGTGTTTTTCTTGGCATTACTTAATACCGAGTTCGTTTTCTGTAAGAACTTTAAACTCATAACCACGATCTAAACACCATTCTTTGGCAGCATTCCATTTTGCCTGATTTTTGGCATACTCAACAACTTCATAGATATAACCCTTTGTCTTTCTCTTTTGGACTTTGGGTTCTATACACTGCTTATATGGTTTGATTTCAATAATTGACTTTTTAATCTTCCCGTTATTATCTTTATATTTGATATAAAAATCTGGGAAGTATCTATGATATCTATTATCAACTGGTGACCGATAAGGGACGACAATTTCTTCACTTCCCCATTCTAATATATTTTCATTTAAGTCACAATATTTCATGAATTTGCGCTCCCATAAGGAACGATAAATGATATTGTTTGGATCACCTTTATACTTTCTAGGATAAGATGGTTTGTAATATCCCTTATATGACATCTAAATAACTAATAATAAAGTAGTCGTATAGGTATTTAGAGTGGCAAATAATCTTGTCAAAGCAGTTACAAATTATGATATTAAGAAATTAATAGGGCAACCTGCACTTACTAATTATTATCTGGTGCAAATTGGAGGTTTAAAAGATAACTTACGAAACCATATAAACAATAATGGTCGATTAAAGGATAAAACGTTTTGGTCTAATACATTAGGACTTCTTTGTTCTGAAGCATCACTACCAACCTCATCATATGCGACCGCAGAGGTTAAAGATAACTTTATAGGAGTAACTCAAGAATTTGCACATACTCGTCTTTATGCAGATTCCGATTTCACTTTTTATGTGGATAAAAATTATGATAGTATAAAATTCTTTGAGGCATGGATGGATTTTATTTCTGGTAGAGGTCCGGCACAATCTGCGGCATCAAATTATTTTAGAAGGATGAATTATCCTGATGATTATAAAGTATCTGAAATAAAAATAACAAAGTTTGAAAGAGATATTAAGTCAAGATTACAATATCAATTCATCAATGCATTTCCAAAAGGAATGACTTCTATTCCAGTTGCATATGGTGCTGCTGATTTACTTAAGGTAACAGTAAGTTTTAACTATGACCGATATGTTGTACAAGAGACTAATATTCCAGATGTAACAGTAGATGATGGTGGGTTAGAAGGTGAAGAGATAAACAATGCAATCAGGGCAAACAGGGAAAGTTAGAGGCACCGAACCTGGTACAAATTTCTTCAAATTCTCACGGCCTGGACTTTAATGATATTCATAGATTATTGCTCTACATATTATCTAAATAACTAAACCTGAATTGTATTTTTCACAATGCCTTTACCTAAGATTAATACACCAACTTATGAGTTGGTATTGCCTTCAAATGGAAAGAAGATTAAATATCGTCCTTTCCTAGTCAGAGAAGAAAAAATTCTGATTATGGCAATGGAATCTGAAGATATGAAGCAGATTACCGATTCTATTGTCCAAATTCTTGGAGATTGTATTCTTACAAAAGATATCAAGGTCGAATCTCTTGCAACTTTTGATATTGAATTTCTTTTTCTCAATGTTCGTGCCAAGTCTGTTGGTGAAACAGTAGAAGTAAATATAACTTGTCCTGATGATGGTGAAACTAAAGTTGAAATGGAAATTGCAATTGATGATATTAAAGTTCAAAAGACAAGAGGGCATAAGAACATTATTAAACTAGATGATGAACTTATGCTAAAATTGAAGTATCCATCTTTAGATCAATTTATTGAGAGTAATTTTGAGACATCTGGACAAACGAGTGATGTTAGTCAGTCATTATCAATGATTACATCTTGTGTTGATGCGATTTATAATGAAGAAGAAAGTTGGGAAGCAGCAGATTGTACTAAAAAGGAACTTGATGAATTTATTGAACAATTGAATACAAAGCAATTCAAGGAAGTTGAGAAGTTTTTCACCACGATGCCAAAACTCTCTCATAAAATTAAAGTTAAAAATCCCAATACAGGAGTTGAATCTGAAGTTGTTCTGGAGGGACTGGCAAGTTTTTTCAGTTAAGTATGGCTCATACTAATCTTGAGTCATACTATAAGGTTAATTTTGCCTTGATGCAGCATCATAAATATTCATTAACAGAGCTAGACAATATGATACCTTGGGAGAAAGAAATTTATCTCACTTTACTTGAACAATATATTGAAGAAGAAAATCTAAAGGCACAGCAGCAGAATGGCATTCAGTAGCCAAATATTTAAGGCACCATCACTAACATCAAAACCTAAATTATCGAAGACTAAAGTTTCTTCTTCGGTGTTTCGTGGTGGTTCTTCTTCTGCTATTAAAATCCCAAAGGGAATGGGATATAGTGGTCTTGGAAGCAGAGTAGATCCAAAATATTTGGCAAAAGAAGTTACTCCAATCAATCAAACTCTTGTAGAAACTAATAATATTCTTGTAGAAATTCAGAAGCAACTTGCTTTTGATTATGCGATAAAAATCGCAGAAGAGAAGGAACTTATAAAATCGGCCAAAGCAGCAGAGTCAAGGAGAAAATTTGCTGCAAAAGAGAAGTCTGTAGAATCTGTTAAAAAAATTGGTGGAGCAATTGGTGGAACTATAGGAAAAATTGCGGCACCAGTTAAAGGTATTTTTGATAAAATAAAAGAATTTTTTGGTCTTATACTTACAGGTATTGTTACTAATGTAGCATTTACTTGGTTAGCAGAAGAGAAAAATAGAAAATGGTTGGGTGATGTTTTTAATTTTATTGGCACCACAATTCCATATCTATTAGCAGGATTTCTTGGGTTTAAGTTAATCAAGTGGGGTACGAGATTATTCAGAATAGGAAGATTTTTATGGAGACTTCCGGGCAAAATCTTACGAGTATTTGGTCTTAGGTCTGCTGCTTCTGCAACATCTTCTGGTGGAGGTGGAGGAGGATTATTTAGAAATGCTGCTGGACAAAGAAGAGGACTTACTTTAGGTAAAGAAACTAGATCTTTTTATACTGGAACTGGAGGAAGAACAGGACCTGCTAAATTTGATGTTGGTGGAGGCCGTCGAAAAATAGATTTAGAAGTTATAACAAGAGAGAAAAATTTATTTAATAGGACACTTCAACGTATGGAAGTGTCTGGTAAAATGTTTGGCAGAAACTTTTTAAAAGTTATAGGTGCCGGACCAGGAAAGAAAACATTAGTTAGATCACTTTTAAAATTTGCAAGACCTATTTTAAAAAGAATACCAATTGTTGGAGCATTGATTGATTTTGCTCTAGCCGTGGCTATGGGTGAAAACATAGGAAGAGCAGCATTTGGAGCAATTGGTGCCGCACTTCTTGGTGCAATCGGTACATTCTTGGGTGGTCCGATTGGAACATTTATTGGTGGTCTTGCTGGTGATTGGGCAGGTAGACAACTTTACGATCTATTCTTTGGTAATAGTAAATCCAAGGATGTTGCCGAACAACAACAAAAAGATGCCACAAAAACTGGAAAAGTTGATCCCGATAGTGTAAATCCTACCAAATTTAGTCGTGGAGGAACAGTTCCTGGAAGTCCAATATTAGCATCAAATGGAATGACAGTTCCTGGAAGAGGATCAGGAAATGTTGATAGTGTAAGAGCAATACTTGCACCTGGTGAAGAAGTTATAAAAACAGCATCAGCAATGTTATTCAGACCACTTCTGAAAGATATTAATGATAATGCTGGGAGATTGTGGACTGCATTCTCTATGGGAATCAATAAACTTATGATGGTTTCCAAGTATCAGAGAGATGTTCAGAAAGAATTTTCAAAATCTATTGAAGATCAAGATAGTTATTTGAGAAATCAAAAGACAAAGAATCTTATAATAGGTGGAGGTGGATTTGGTTCTAGATCTTCTGCTAAAGTAACTCCTAGAGCACCAAAAGTTACTAACATTAACATATCTCCACAATCTGGTGGTGGAATGACATTCCTACCAATGGTTTTGCCAACACAAAAATCAAAACCACCACAAATTCTACAAATGCAGAGTCCTGCTACTGAAGCACCGAATATTCCATCTGCAAATCCAGGAAATCCATTTATGATGCTAACTCCAGAATTATACGGAATTATGCAATAGGAGGTAGAATATGGAAGAAAGACAGGTAGAACAACTAAAACTTAATGTTACCAATATCAAGAATTCTTTATTTTCTTCCAATAAGGAGATAAAGAAACTTAAGACTGATAAGAAAAATTTATTTTCTAAGTTAGAAAAGAAAAAGAATTTTAGAGAAGAAGAGCAAAGACTTGAAGGGGGAAAACTTGGTATTGCATCTGGGTTTTCTAGAATTATGAGTTCTGTTACTTCTCCTGTAAGAAGTATTTTTGATAGGATACTTGATTTTATTGGATTAATCGCTGCAGGTATTTTAATTAATAGTCTTCCTGCAATTATACAAAAAGTGCAAGAGTTTTTTGATAGTGATTTTATAAAAGGTATTGGAAACCTTTTAGGTATAATTGGAAATGGTATTTTAAAACTTGCAGAATTTGCGGGATTGTTTCCAAAATCAGAACAAGATAATATTGAGAAAAATATTAAAGAAACTGAAAAGAGATTTGATGATGATATAAAGAATGCTGATGCTGCAGAAAAGGATTTAATTTCTTTAGATCGATTTTTAGGAATTAATTCTTATCAGGAATCTACAGGATCTGATTCAGTAGAACCAAAAACACCAGAACCAAAAACACCTACTCCAAAAGAAAGTTCTAGTAGTGGTTCAGATTCTAATACTAAAGAAATAACGGCATCAAAGCCAGCACAATCTTTTAGTAGAGGTGGAACGGTAAGAAGTGAAGGATCTTCCTCACAAACACCATCTTTAGAATCAAAACAAACATACCGACCACAGATGA